TATTTGGGAACTTAAAATGCAGATTGTTTCTTACGGCATCGGCGGCTATGACGAGTCGCTACCAAACAACAACATCATCAGTATTGAAGAGATACCTGACCCGGAACCAACCGAGCAAGACATCGCTCGAGCTGCGGCCATCGCAAAACTTGAAGCACTTGGTTTGACCGAATCCGACCTGAAAGCGATACTTGGCTAATGGCATCCATCACGAAACTTCGCCAGGGACTCGCAAACAACCTGAACACGATTCCGTTTCTGCGCGCACAGCCAACTATTCCCGACCAAATCACAGGGCCAGTCGCAATCGTCGAACTTGACCATGTAGATCACAACAAAGCATTTCACGCTGGGTCCGTCGAATATTATTTCAACATCCTGGTTGTTGTTGGTCGCGTAGTTGAACGTTCAGCGCAAAACCTTATGGATGAGTTTGCTTCATCAACGGGCGCAAAATCAATTTCTATTGCAGTGCAGTCTGATCGCACTCTTGGCGGCGAAGCCTATGAAGTAAATGTGCAATCGATGCAGAATTATGGGTCTTTATCTGTCGGTGAAATAGACTATTTGAGTGCGACATTTACTGTCGTAGTTTACGCAAACTAGGAGTTTGACCTAATGGCAGTTTTCGCAGCTACCGACTACAAGGTGACTATCAATGGCACCAACTTTTCGGCGAACCTTGTAAACGTTGCGCTTGAGCTTGAGACCGATGAAATCGAAACTACTGCTTTCGGTTCGACCTGGCGCACTCGCATTACCGGCCTGAAGTCAGGCAACATTACCCTGAACTTCAACCAGGACTTCGGCGCATCAGCTGTTGACGCAACCATTTGGCCGCTGCTCGGTTCGAACGCAACCGTCGTTATTACCCCAACCAGCACCGCAGTATCCGCAACCAACCCTGCTTACACTGCTGTTGCTATCGTGTCGAAGTATGCACCGTTCAACAGCAACGTTGGCGATTTAGCCACTGTTTCGGTTGCTTGGCCAACTAGCGGCACTGTTACTCGCGCAACTGCCTAAATAGGTCTAGGCTAATAGCATGAGAATGCTATTGAACGTCACCTATAACGGCGATGTAAAGCGTGAGCTTGAAATTACGGCCGCCGACATTGTTCGCACCGAAGACAAATACAACGTTTCGGTCGAAAACCTTGAACGTTATTCACACGTTTGTTTTCTAGCCTGGTCAAGCGAGAGCCGTCAAAAGAACACTGCCAAAGACTTTGACGAATGGCTGTTGGATGTCGTTTCGGTTGAAGCGGTCAATGACCCAAAAGAACCAAATACAAGCCTTTAGGCGACACATCTGAGCATTGGCATATTGCCATGCTTGCGGTCGCAACCGGCATCGCACCACATTTGTTGTTGCAAGAGTCGGATCGCATGTTGACGAACCTTTGGTATGCGGCGCAACAGTTTCATTCGGCTAAAGGCTAACCAACTAAAATTGAGCCTATGACTGACAACTTCAACTATGACGTGACACGCCTGGTGCGTGATCTCGGCAAGTTTGACAAAGATTTAGTCAAGGCCCTACGTAAAGACATTCGCCAGGCAGCCAAGCCAGTTGCGGAGCAAGTGAAATCATCGTTGCCATCTGATTCGCCACTCAAGGGAATGCTAAACAAGGGCCGTTTAGGTTGGAATGTTGGCCCTGCAAGCAAGTCAACAAAACTTGTATTCAGATCAGGTAGTCGCCGCAACAGCAAAGGCTATTCGTCGCTTATTTCGGTGAATGTGCCTAGCCCGGTAACGGTCATGATTGATATGGCTGGCAAAAAGGGTGGCAAGACTGCTTCGGGTCGCGCCATGATTCGTGCGCTTGGCGGTCGCCCATCTCGTTATGCTTGGCCCGCAGCTGAAGAATCGGCACCGCGCGTTCAGTTGGAGATTCAGCACATTATTGAACGCTATATTCGCAAGGTGACGGGAAGACATTAATGTTTGGTTTGAACATTCCACTGGCTTACAAGCTGGACTCTAAGGGCCTACACAAAGCCAAGCATGAAATCGCAGGCTTTCGAGAAACCTTAAAAAAGGGTTTTGAACTTGCTGGCATTGGTCTTGGTGCGTCAGAGATTTTTAATATCGCTAAAGAATCGGTTCATGCTGCTCAAGCGGAAATGATTTCGCAACGTCAGCTTGACATGGTTCTCGAGCGTTCGACTAAACAGCATGCTAAAAACTCGAAGTCGGTTGAGAAATACATTACGGCAGCATCCAGGGCGACAGGTGTTGTTCGTCAAAAGTTGCGCCCAGCTTTCTCTATTTTGGCAAGAACAACTAATGACACGACTAAAGCGTCAGGTTTGCTCAACAAAGCAATGGACATTTCTGCGGCTACCGGCAAACCGCTTGAAACGGTTGTTCGAGCAGTAGCCAAAGCTTACGCTGGCCATGACTCGACTCTGCGTCGACTATTGCCTGGTATCAAAGACAACCAGAACGCTATGGCTTACGCGACTAAAACTTACAAAGATGCGCGTCTTACTTTGGCTGATCCATTTGCTCGTTTGACTGCCGCAGTTGATGTGGCAAAAGAAGCCTTGGGTAAAGCTTTGTTGCCGATGGTTCAAAATGTAGTTTCTGAAATAACTAAACCCGGCGGTTTGGCTGATTCGATGACAAAGTTTTTTGAAGATTTGTCAAATCCTAAAACTTCAACCGGAACAGCATTTAAAAACTTGCGCAAGCAAATTGGCAGCACAAGTGATCAATTTGCACAATTTTTTGGCACATTTGACCCTAAAAATACTGACCCAATGGTTGGTTTTATCAATACGTTGACAGGTGCCGTCAAAGCTTTGCCAACTATTTTGGGCATTACTCTTTTTTTCAAAACAGTTAGTGTTCTCGGCAAATTTGCTAATGGTGTCGGTGATTTCTTTGCTGCTGTTGGAGATGGTTTAGATCGCATTATGCCTTGGCTTATTCGTTTAGCACCTATTGCTGTGACTGCCGCAAAGTTTTTTAGCATTGCAGGTCAAGCAATGTTGAGTCCAGGATCAACAAAACTGCAAACACCTGAGGAAGCCAACCAAGCAAGAAACCAAATTGCAGGTGCTAATCGTTTGGTTCAAAATACACCTAACGGATTTGGCGCAAATGCTTCGCGAATTATCCACAATCACATCACCGTCAACATGACAACCAACGATCCACAAAAACTTGTCAACCAGCTTCAAGCTTGGTCTAACAAGAATGGTTCACTGCCAAAATCGGTTATTTCTAACAGATACGATTACCCAACACGATGACAGTCCCGAAAGCAAAAGTTGAGTTTGGCCTAACCCAATCGGGCGGCGACTACGTTTTCCAAGATTTAACGGCTTGGGTGCGAGAAGTAGACATTACTCGCGGCATTAGCCGAATCATGGACTATTTCACCTCGGGCAACGTCACCATCATTCTTGACAACAATCAAGGTTTCTTTGATCCAGGCTATTTCAGCTCGCCGTTTTACGGCCAAGTGGCCCCGACTGGTGCAGTGCGTATCAGCTCGAACGGTGTCGTCATTTATCGCGGCTTGATTCAAACTTGGTCATTTGCAAACGCCATTTATGGAGATCACACCGCGACTATTACGGCCGCTGACGCTCTCAGCTTGATGGCTCAAAAGATTTTGCCTGACACTTATTTCGGTTCACGCTATACCGGGCGTCGAGTCAACGAAGTGTTGGATTTGGTTGGATGGTCTTCGGGAACTGCCTGGCGAAGCATTGACGCGGGCAATGACAAAATGACGTATGACTACGTTCAAAATGGCACCGACGCTATGTCTTATTTCAACGCTATTGGCGACACCGAGTTTGGTCGCGTCTATGCTGACCGTCTTGGTCGAATCAATTTCCGCGACTCGGCTGGTGGCACGATTACTTCGCGCACCTGGACTCGCAAAAACTATTGCCTGAACCCGAACTTTGAAACTGGCACAAGTGCCTGGACTAACGTGACTCGTTCATCCGCCATTGCTGCCTATAAAGGCACTTGGTCGGCGCGTGCAACAACTCAGATTACTGACCCATTGCTCGGCGTTTTGGCTTACGGTTTCGGTTACTATGACACGAACTCGGCGCTTTACAGTGCAAATAAGGGCCTAGCAATATCAGGCTTTTTCCGATCACCATCGGTCGGCGGAACAGCCTACATTGACGCGGCCCTAATCAACTCGACTACGGGTGCAACAGTCACTCAGACGCAGTTTGTTGTGCCGGTGACGGCTGGAACGACTTGGTATCGTGGCGGCGGCACACTGTTTGCCAATGACACCGTTGATACGCTTTCGATGTTTGTGAACCTGGCTGGCACATCCACTTATCTCGACTGCGTTCTGATTGAAAATAGTGGCTACATTGATACCTATTTTGACGGCTCATATACCGACGAAACGAACCCGGCATATTCGGTATCGAACGCTTGGGATGGCACAAGCTACAACTCGACCAGCACGCAAACAATTGTCGAAACTGTTGCCACTCACACGCCATCGAGTGCACGCCTAACCGATACTGCGGGCGGCACATCCTATTCGGCTCTCGAGTTTGTTTACGGCTCTGAAAACACTTACGGCACCGTTTATCTGACTTCGAACACGTTTGGCACATCAGTCGGCACAGCGTCAAACCCGACGCTTTACGGTGGCCGAACCCTGAACTTGACTTATCTCGGGTCAAACGGAACGGCACAAAACAATAAGGCCGCACAATATGGTTCGGCTTACGGGCAACCCGATTACCGAGTCAACACGATTACGGTGCCACTCGAAGCTTATGGTTCGGCAGCAATCACGCCATTGTTGAACATGGACATTTGGGACAACTTGACGGTTGCTTATACGCCACCATGGTCAACCGCTATCAGCTCGACGCAACGCATTATCGGTATTGATCACACCATTACGCCAGCACAACATTCCATGACTTTCCACTTGAGTCAGATAGTGCCGTAAAACCTAAACTTGAATAAGACTTTCAAGTAAGGGCCATGATGGAAACAGCACCGAAAAAGCC